AAGCACATTATTCGCGCAGAAGGTGGGAAGATTCACGTCCTTCCCCTTGGCCAGAACAAAACGGTTTATCGGTTCGGTGCGGATCTGATCCGCCGCGTCACGGACAAACAGGACATTGAAGACCTGGTCACCCGTGTCAAGATTATTGGCAAAGAAAGCACGGAAGGACGCGCTCCGGTTATCGCAACGATGAATGGCAGGACGGAATTTGGTATTTTGCAGGATGTGATTTACAGTGAGCGATACGACACCGCAGCGGCGGCCAAAGCGGCGGCGGCGGAATTGTTGGCTGAACGCGGCGCGCCGCGCAAACAGCGGACTGTCGTCGCTCCCGACCTGCCCTTTCTTCGGAAAGGTGACAAGGTGCATATCTCGGCGGCGACGCTGGACGGGTATTTCGCCATTGTCGGGATACAGCATGACGCGGAGACGCGCAGTATGGTCATGGAGGTCGAGAACCTATGAGCAAAGGGGTGAACCGTCTGGCGCAAGCGATCGATGCCAGGACGGCAAAGAAGATGACCGTACCGCCGTCGATTGACCTCGGAACCATCGGTGAGGATAGCAGTCTGAAACTGGATCAATTCGGGCCTGCCCTGCCCCGGAGCGCATACCTGATTGCGGAATGGATGGTTAATGCCACCAGTGATGGCGACCCGAATTTGGAGCTGCAGCTTTCTCTTGTGCTGAAGCCGGGAGACCGGGTACTGGTTCTGTGGGTGCGGGATGATCCGGTGGTCATAAGCAAGGTGGTGCCTGCTGATGCCTGACTTGTATCCGACTTTTGAGGTTCCCGCGTTGGTCGAAACGGAATCCCGCACAGCGGTCCAGTATCCGAAGAGCTGGCTGTTCGATATGGAGAAGGGAGATTTTGTTCTGGATGGTTCTGGTCGTATTGTCGAGGCGGACGGTCTGACTGCGTGGGCCCAGTGGTGTGTGAAGGCGGTGTCGACGATCCGGCTCGCATATCTGGCCTACGGGCCAAATTACGGGTGTGATTTGGGATATGTTGAGCGCCAACCAAACCGAAAAGCAGCGGAAGCGGAACTGGAGCGGGTCATCACGGAAGCTTTGATCGTCGACCCCCGTACTGAAGCGATTCGTGATTTCGCTTTTCGCTGGACTGGCGATGAAGTGTATGTGTCGTTCACGGCCGTCCCTGTCATCGGTGATGCTCAACGCCTGGAGGTGAGACTAAATGGCGGCTGAACTTCCTGAATACCTCCGAGATCAAACGGAAGAAGCAATTCGGAATCGGATGCTGGAAGCCATTCCTGACGACATTGATAAATCGGAAGGGGGCTTCATATGGGATGCGCTCGCTCCCGCTGCAATTGAACTCGCTCTGGCCGCCATCTGGGCGCAGGAAGTGTTGCGACGCGGATTCGCTACGACAACGTTCGGTCCATACCTCGATTTGCGGGCTGAAGAACACGGATTGACGAGGAGACCCGCGACCAAGGCGACGGGAATCGTGAAGTTTTCCGGAACAGCGGGAACGATGATTCCAATGCATACACGGGTCAGCACGTCCAGCACGGAATCCTCCCCTGCTGTCGAATTTCAGACGGATCAAGATGCGGAGATACCATCGAGTGGATACGTGAATGTTCCGGTAACGGCCGTGGAAGCTGGTTCGGCGGGAAATGTGAGCGCCGGCGCGATACGTTTTCTCGCCGAGCCCATAAACGGAATTACGGGGGTAACCAATGAATCGGGGACTTCCGGCGGGCTTGATGAAGAGGATGATGCATCCTTATTGGCGCGGTATCTGCAACGGGTTCGCAGTCCTTCCAGCAGTGGGAACATAGCGGATTATATTCGCTGGGCCAGTGAAGTGCCAGGTGTAGGCGGTGTATCGGTCGTGCCGGTGAAATACGGTCCCGGAACCGTGTCTATCGCCATCATCGGACTGGACAAGCGCCCTGCTCCGCCGGAATTGGTTTCGGCTGTCCAGGATTACATTGCCCCGCCGCATCGGCTTTCGGAGGATGCTGTGAATATGACAATCGGCGGGGACGGTACATCGATTGACGGCTCAGCTGTCATGATGACGTACGCCACAAGTGGTCCCGGAACGATAAGGCACTCTCTGCATCCCATCCTACCTCAGCTCGGCATCTGGCGGTTGAAGGTCGTCGCCAAGGTCGATGACACATCCGGAACGAGCGATTTATTGCAGCTCGGTGTCTGGAACATTTCGGGCTCCGGTTGGGCGACAACAACGCCGACCGGGAGTGATCAGGCATTGGTGACGCTTCGGGCCAGCGACATGCAGACCGATTACATCGAACATGAGCTGGAGTTCTACTGGAACGGCCAAGATCAAATTGAACTGCGGATCGATCGTCTGACCTCGGATACATCGACTGTTGTGTGGGTAGAGCGGAGCGATTTTATCAGCGTCTTTTCCTGTGACGACGGGAATGGACTCGCGCCAGTTGGTGCCAAGGTGTTGGTTGAACCGGCGGCGGCTGTCTTGATCAGCGTCTCGGTTACTTTGACATATGCGACTGGCGTCAATCAAGATTCGGTCCGGCTTGCGGTAGAACAAGAGATCCAGGAATACATCGCGTCTCTTGCGTTTGCCGTGAACAATGACGTCATTTATACGCAGATCGGCAGCACCATCCTGGGGGTTCAGGGTGTCGTCGACTACGCCAATCTGCTGGTGAATGGCGGAACATCAAACATCGTGATCGGAGATCAGGAGGTCGCGGTGCCTGGGACGATTACGGTAACATGAGGTGACTGCGATGACATTTCCGATTACCAGTTTACGCGGTCAGGAGATGCTGCGGTACCTTCCCGGATACTACGAAGCGAGCCGTATCATGCGAGCGGTCTTACAGGCGCAAGGCGCTGAATTGGACCGGCTGCGCGGGGCGCTCGATGAAATATTGGATCAGTTCTACATCGACACGGCCACCTGGGGGCTCGACATCTGGGAGCAAATGCTTGCGATGCCACCTTCCGCCGACGAGACGCTGGAGGAACGGCGGGATCGGATTAAGTCGAAGATTCGCGGTTATGGCACGGCCACGATTCAGACCATTAAAAAAGTCGCCGAGAGTTATGACAAAGGTATCGTCGACGTGGCGGAGGATTATTCCGCCATGCGCGTCATCATCCGATTCGTGGATACGACAGGAGTCCCGTCGAACATCGAAGACCTCAAGGCCATACTCCGTGAATTGGTTCCGGCGCATCTGGCCATCGATTTCGAATACAACTACTTCACCTGGGATGAATTGGACAGCAAAGCATGGACGTGGGATGAGCTGGATGCACTGGGGATTACATGGGATCAGTTGGAAATTTATCAATGACGGGGGTGCATGGGAATGCCGGACTTGACCCCAAGACTCGGAATTAAAAAGCCACGCGGCAACGAAACTGTAACTCGCGCATCATTGAATGAAAACTGGGACATAATTGACCAAAACGCGACGCCACAGAGTGAATTCGACGACCACAGGTCTGCCGGTGTGCTTGACCATCCGGACGGATCGGTGACGACGGCGAAACTAGCGGACGGCGCGGTTACGTCCGGGAAAATGGCGGCCGGCGCTGCGACGGACGCAGCGATCGGAACCAGAACGATCAATGATGCGTCGGCCCCCAATACCGACACCGGATCGCCCACGAATCTGTGGTCGTGGCTGGCATACATGATCAAAGCGATCACGGGAAAGAGTAGCTGGCGGACCACGCCTGCGACAACGCTTGAGGCGGCGAAGTCGCACATGGACGCTACCACCGGCGTCCACGGCGCGACGAGCGCGGCGACGCCGAACACTCTGGTTCAGCGGGATAGCGCGGGGCGATTTAAGGCCGCCGCTCCGTCCGCATCGGATGACGTGGCGCGGAAGGCGGAAGTGGATGCAGTGGCAAACTCAACAGTACCGCAGAGCGCGGTCAGAGGTTTTTTGGGTCAAACCATAATCTTACCAGAATTTAGTGATTATGACGAATTGACGACACCGGGTTTGTACCATACCGTTTATTACGATCCAAAACAACACGAGCCTTTTACTGGAGCCGGTCCAAGACGAGTAACTCTTGAAGTTCGAGAAGTCCTTGGCAACGATATCATTCAACGACTCACATATGAGGACGGTGTCGGAAAAGGGCGTCAGTATTTCCGGTTTTTCAATCCAAACAGTCCTAGCCATAACTGGCATATGGTTTGGTCAACCGGGAATGGTATTGTCCAAACCGAAATAGGGGGTCCAGAAGTAATTCCAAATTTTTTGTATGGAATAGACCTGGAAGCAACGTGGGCGCCTGAAGATGTTCAAGGAAAAGTAGGCTTGTTGCACGCTAATGGCGGAACAAAGCATTTGCACTATCATAATGGAACAGGCTGGAATGTAGTGTGGCATTCTGGGAACAATCCGGCTAACATCGTCCTGCGCGGGTATCAAAAATTAGCCAGCGGTCTGATCCTGCAATGGGGATACGACACGATCACCAGCGGCAGCACAACATTTACACTCCCCATCGCTTATCCGACCGCACATCTGGCAACGATCCCGGTCGCCGAATCTTCCAATCCGGACCTGAATATAACGGCAGGTAGCTTTACCCTCACGCAGTTTACTGCGTGGGCAAACGACACAAACCCGGTGCCCATCCGCTGGTTTTCTGTCGGCGTTTGAGGAGGTACGATCGATGCAGAGCCAATACTATGTCGTATTTGACGGTCAGGGAAACATCGAGGGATTTTATGACACCGCGCTCAGCGCAGCAATCCCGGAGACAGCGATCCCGATCTCTCCGGAGCAATGGGAGACGTACGCAGCCGCGCCGCACCGATACAAACTCGATGGCGAGACGATCCGGGAGAAGACGCAACAGGAGATTGACGACGAGATTGCGGCACGGCCACCGGTGCCGAAGTCACGGACGGAACTGCTGGAGGAAGAAAACGCCCTGCTCGCGCTCGAACTGGCACAGACGCAGCTCAGGCTCGAGCAGGCCGAGCGAGAGCAGGCGGCGTTGCTCCTTACACTTGTACAGGAAGGGGTGATCTGAATGGATTGGTTCTCAATTGTGAAACGGCATTTTGACGCTGGCCGGTACACGCCTGAGCAAGTCTCCGTCTTCGTGTCCGCCGGCAAGATCACGCCGGAACAGTACCAAACTATCACGGGATCAGAATATCAAGGCTTCGCTGTATAGTTGATAAGATCATAGAGTGAAATATCACTACGGGGAACCCCGAATTTTTGCCAAATATATTGAGATGTTTTGCCGAAATTTTTGAGCGGCTACAGACGCGCCCCATCATTTCTTCTTTGGTGGCAATATAGCCAGACAACGCTTGGCGACTGAGCACGCCGATTTCAATTTCGGCCATGTTGAGCCAACTGCCGTGCTTGGGGG